GACCTAATCGTGTATCTGCATCTATTTTTGCTTTTGATATACTATTACTTGCAATATCAACAGCCTGTATTGATGCATCTGCAATAGCTCTACTTGGTAATGTTCTTATTGGCACTTTTCTCTCCTACTCTTATTTATCAGTTCCACTTTCAGAATCAAAATTCTTTGCATCTTGAAAGAAAGATGTAGTTTCGTTAAACCCAAAGTTATCATCAAAGTCAGCAGTAACTGGGTCTGGTGTAACACTATATCTTTGTTCTCTTTTTGGTGCATTGTCTGGCATATCTGTGTATTGGTCAACTTGAACTCTTTTAATAACAGATTGTTTAGTAACAGGCCCATAAAGATAAAATTTAGTTGTAAATGAAAGTGTATATATGATGGCTCTTCTTGATATGAAATCACCCTCATAGTTATCTTCGTAATCAATACCACTTAATACGATAGGTACATCTCTCTTTTGATTCATATCTGTATTGTCATTTATTGTGATTGTATATTCTGGTTGAAAGAATGGTAATATCTGTTCTATAATTTGTAATGCATCATCTCCACTTTTTGACATAACAAATAATTGAAAATCCATATTATAAGGAACAGGCATAAACTGTGATTCTAATTTTGATTTACTTGAAGAACTTACTTTTTTAAGTTTAGTAATTCTGTTTAATTTTCTGGCTGGGTCATATGAGATAGATGATATTTCAAAAGCAAGTCTAGGTAAAGTAATTGCAGTTGATTTATTTAAACTTGCATCTTCTCTTATTCTTGTTAAAAACTTTTGTTTTGGTCCATAAGCCAGAGGTACTTTCATTGATTGTGTAATTTGACCTGAACTATTTTTTTTAACAATTTGTATATTATTAAATATCGTTCCAAATGAAACGACCATTTTTCTTATTGTTTCGTGATAAAATTGTTGTCCTAACATTATAACTCCTTACCTGCGTCACCAAATGGATTTGATTCAGAAAAATCTAATATTGTGTTATCTAATGTTTCAAATAATTCAATTTGAGATTTCTCGTCTTGAGTATCTACATTAAATGTTTCATTAATTAGATAATGATTCTCTTCTTTTATTTCAGATATCGTTGCTGTATATCCTGTATTTCTACTTGTTATTACATCATCTTTACTAAACTGACCAGTTACATACTCATAATGAATTACATTATTTTCTATTAGTTTAATAATTGCAGTTGTACTTCCACTTGTAATAGTTTCATCTTCAACAAAAGTTCCATTACTATTTTTTATAATCATATAATATGTATCTGATGTTTCAAGTAGAACTGAAGAAGCACCAAATTGTGTTTCTGTTGTAAGATTATCACCAGCATCAGAACCGTCTGAATCAGTTCTATCTAATAATAATAGATTATTATCTTCTAATGCAATCTCTTCTGTAAATGTACTCGTTTGTTCATAAGTAAATTGATATGCAAGAGTATCTAAACTTTCTGAATCATCAATATTATCAAGTGTAGATATACCTGTATTAATATCTTCACTACCATATTCAAATAATCTACATTTTAGTTTATAAACAGGATTATTGTCTAACTGAAAGAATGGTTCATCATGGTCAACAAAACTTATTTCAAATAATTTATTGATTACTGGGTGAAAAACTAAATCACCTTCTAAAGGTCTATCTGCATCTGTTACAGAATCTTCTCTTGTAATATAAGAAGTTCCAGCTTCTATTTTTGAATCTAATGTACCATCTTCTAATAATATAGAACCACCAGTTGCATCATCAGTGCCTTCTTCTATTGTAATTTGTTTTGTTAAATCTTGAAATCTTTCTTTATTTACAACAAATGTAATTTCGTCTTTTATATCTAAACCAAATTTAGATACAAGTTCTTTTTCACCTTGAAGACCACCATCTGCATCTTCAACATACATTTCTACTCTTTGAGAATCTTGAAATTTTGTTAACTTATCTTCACCAAACAAATCATCTTCATGCATGATTGTTCGGTTTAAGTAAAAGCAATCGTGACCGAATATTTGTATAGCTTCTTTTACTAAATCACTATACAATGTTCTTTCTGTTGCAATAGAAGTTTTATTGCCGTCATGGAAAAACTTATTGACTGCCATAATTAACCCTTTTGATACATTGGTGGCAGTTCAAATGCTAGTTGTATTTGTTCCTCTAACTTGTTTATTTCTTCTAATGCTTGAGTATAAATTTGTTCACCATTCATTGTGACTCCACCTAACATAGCGACACCATTAAACTTTGAAAGATTTGCACCCCATTGTTTTTTTACCAATGCAGTTGCATACCTTTTAAGATACATATCGTCATATACATCTGTGTATGTGTCTGGGTTTAATTTTCTATAACACTCTATTAGTATAAAATCACCATCATTAAAATCTTTTTCCATATCTGCATAAATATATAATCTGTTTTGATGTTCTCTAAAATCAATAGGATACTCACCTGTAAGTATGTGGTCTAAATAATCTAAATGCCTCATTGTCATTTCGTAATGAATTATTGAAGTTGAACTGAAGTCATATAAATCATTTAATCTTAATTGATATCTTACATCGAAAAGATTTTGTGTTATTTTATCTGTTAACGGAAAAACTTTGACTACTGATAATATAGAATCTGGTATAGGTATGTAATTTTCTTGTTGAAGAAAATCTGCAGTAATAGAACTATCAACTTTATCTGTTCCAGTAACAGCTGTTTCGTTAGTTCTCATTCTTGCTATTTCAGCAGTAGTAAGTTGATGTTTTAAATATACTCTTTCAATACCATCATAATGATACTTCGCAAAATATTGTAAAGCCTCATCTACTCTATCATCTAGTTGGTCATCAGATACATTAATGTCTATGACACCTTTACCTAAAGCCCTTAAACAATATTCTTTGAATGTTGATTTTGAAGTTGGAACTGCCATAATCAATCCTTTTCTTTATTCTATCAATATTTATAAGAATACCTGATTATGTTCTTTTCTCTGCACCCTCCATAGTAAGAAAACCTTTTGCATCGTGTCCTTCTCTTTCTTCTTTGAAATCAACACCTTTTTTATAACGAAAACTTAAATTACCAGAAACACTTACTCTCAAACCTTTTTTACCCTTCAATTCTGATAAATTAGGTTCTACTTCGTGTACTGCCCAAGATGGAAACATAATTAATCTGCCTGGAACTGGAGCCCAATACACTTCATTAAGTGTTTCTCTTACTCTAGGTTTTTTTGGATTATATGGTAATTGAACTGCGATTGCTTGTGCTCTAGGGTCGGTGAACCATATATGTCCACACTTATCTGGAGATTGAAGATAATAAACAAAACTAAAATGTGAGCCTGGGTGAGTATGATTACGATTATGAGCACCAAATTGAGAAACATTTGCCCACATATTATCAATGACTGGTTCTGTGTCTGGATTTAAACCCATTAATTCTTGTATTCTCAATCCTACTTTAAGTGCTTCTTTTCCCATGTCTTCATATTCTTCTCGTACATGCATATCTACTGCACTGTGCCAACCTCTTGAGTTAGAACGAACAATACCTCTGTTATCGTCATCTCTCCATTTGAAGATATGTTTTAACCATTTCTTATTTCGTTCTTCATAATTTAAAATATCTATAAAATGGAATATTGTAGGATACCATAATTCAGATGATATCTTTCCTCTATTATTTAAGGGTACTTCTTGTGCAATTTTATTATATGTCATACATAACTCGGGCCGTGTAACCAACCCTCAATACAATTTCTAACACCCTTTGTAACTTTAGTAATACGCCATGGAACAAAAGATGGGAATATAATTATTTGACCTTTTTGTCGAAGTAATTTATTATCCGTGTTCATATTCATTAATTCAATATGTCCACCATCATAATCTTTAGTATCAGAAAGTTGTATAATAAATGTTAATTTTCTAAATGGTGCATTGTTTCCAATGTCTAAATGATAGTTATAAAAATCTTTATTTTTATATGTGACTATTTGTGGATTATCTGCTTGAAAAAAACCAGCAAGTTGCATTTTAAAATTTTTATCATTTGCTTGTTGTGCAAGCTCTAACACTTTCGAATAAGGCCAACCTTTATCATTCATAGGTAAAGATTGTTGTGTTGCTTTTCTTACACCTTTTAATGAACTATCAACCCATAATTCTTTAACTGTTTCTTTTACTATTGCATCACATTCTTTCTCTGCAAAAAACTGTGATGTTAAAATAGAAACTATATTTTTATTACCAACCAGTTTGACAATATTTTTTTCATCTGGTTCAACAATATTTTCTTTTGCTGCTTTAATTGCAGTTTTTTCTTCTTCTTCTTTTTTTGGAATTTCTAGAGTGTCAATCTCTGTATCTGTAAACGAATTCATTTTCAATCCTTATAATATGACCATAACTTATCTAAACAATAATACCATAGTCCGTTTATTGTTGGTTCAATTAACGCCACCAATCCTGCTTCAAATAAACTTGCGTTAGTAATTGCACTAACAACAATCATTGAAATAATTATATGTCCTAGTGTGTAAACTAATGCACGACCAAAACTTGTACTAATAATTATTTTAAATATACCACTTGTAAATTCTGTCATAATCAATATTATACATTATTTCTTCTCTATGTCAAGTGGTTTTTTAATTTGTTCAACATCTTCTAGTGTTGGTTTTATTAACCATTGTTTAGTTCTATGTTTTTGTCCGTTAAAAACTTTTCCTTCTTTTGCATCTTGCAACCATTTATGTAATCGTGTGGATTTTGCTGGTTTATATTCTTCTACCCAACCACCATCTAATCTTCTAGATAATTTACCACCAGTTTTAGGTTTAGGCATTTTATTCCAATGAAAATGTTGTTTACTGGTATTATTACTCATATAGTAATTTTTCTTATGATAGTTGCCTTCTTTAATTGCAATCCAAGTTTTGATTTGTTCTTTAGTTCTTTCTTTTTTACGAATCATTCGTTCCCAACGAAATAATCTTTGTGTTTCGTCTTCTACTGTATAGAAACGACCTTGTTCATCAACCTTTGTACCACCATATCTTTTATCGTGATAAGTTATAATTGGAGGAAATTCTTTTTTTGAAGGAGTTTTATATTTTTGTTTAAATATTTTCATAATAATATATATACTATGCCCATTGAAGAGCTACACCGTGAATTTTGTTTGTATTAGCTTGGTTACTTCCAACAATTTTCCATCTTAATTGAACTTGAGGACTTGCAGACCCAGTAAGAGTTGTACTTCCAGAAAATATTTTAACACCACTTGACCCAGTGGAATACCCTTCATCTGTTAATGTAACTGCGTTAAATGTAGTATTATCTCTTGTTACTGATGCATTTATATCAGTATTTAAATCATCTTCTATTTCTGCAAATATAACTAATCTTGCTTCACTTGGTGTTGTGAGTGCAGTAAATGTGTCAGATATGAGAGTCATACTAGAGTTAGCAACATCACCTTTACTTTCTGCAACAACTATGATACCAGAACCACCAATACCTCCTAAACCAACACCAGCTGGTGATGGCATTGACATACCACCTCCTCCACCTCCTCCACGATTTGCAGTTCCATCTGTGCCTGGAAAAGACTCACCAGTAGAATATGCAACACTTATAGGCCCAAGTGGTATACCACCTAAAAATGGAGTTGATGCATTTGAGGTTTCATTTTGTCCAACTCCAGCACCAAAAGGAACACCAGCATTAGGTGGATTTGAATCTCCAGATTCACTTCCACTACCACCTCCACCACCAGCATAACCAACTGATGTTGAACCATCTGCAATATTATAATTTAATCCTACACCACCAGCACCACCAGTTTGTGGTGAAGAAATTCCATCTCCACCAGGCCCACCAGCACCACCACCGCCTCCAGAATTATTATTTGTTGTAGGGCCAGCTACACCACTTGATACACCACCAGCACTACCAAAAGAACCTCGTGCATTTATAGGAGTTCCAGGCAAAGGGTCATTTGATAAACCAGGCACTGGATGATTACTTGTTTGTGTTGGTGAATGTTCAGCATTACCACTTTCATTACTGTCTTCTGTGTTGTAAGTACCAGTTCCTCCAGCACTACCACCTTGTAAAAATGCGTGTTCAAATGCACCAACATAAGTTGTATGAGAATAACCACCACCAGCACCACCACCTTCTGCTGTAATTACAACTGCTGGAGAAGCATTAAATACTGAATCTGCACCTTGTTGTCCAGGCGTATAATAAAATGTATGACCAGGCGATGGGCCTTCTGCTGGATTATAAAATGTAAATGACCTCTCTGGATTTATTGCGATTGCTGCTTGATATTGAGGAGTATAAGGATGAGGGCCTGAAACTGTTGGAAGTAAACCTACATTCACACCACCTCCACCTTCTCCACCTTCACCTACAGATAATGGAATAGTAGAACCAGGCGTTACTGGATAATTTTCATAAAATACTAAACCTCCAGCTCCACCACCGCCACCACTAGTGTTATTATAACCACCAGCACCGCCACCACCAGCACCACCAATTACTAATACATCAACAGCAGTAGTGGTTGGTTCAACAGAATATGTTCCAGCACCAGGCGATATAAAAGATTGTCTTTGGATTGATGGAGAAGGTAAAGGTTGGTTTGGAGTAGTGTTTGCATAAAAATCTGAGGTT